TGGTAACGTATTAACGTCTAACGGTAGTGCTTGGGTATCTTCTACCCCGGCGGCATCAGGCTTATCCCAAGCCAAGGCTACAATGATTTCTCTAGTCTTCGGCGCAATTTAAGGAAAGAACGTGGCAAACCCAAATTTGTTAGCCGCAACGACGGCACTTGGCACTACTACTTATCTCACGCCGTCTGGAACGTCAGCGGTTGTGTTACTTGCAAACACCGCATCATCTGGACAGGTCTTTAAGATTAACCAGATTGTTGCTACCAACGTCAATGGCTCATCTGCTGTAAACGCCACGGTAAGCATTTATACCAACGGCGCTGTAGCACAGGGTTCTCCACCATCAAGCGGAACGGCGTATCCAATTGCTTCGACCATTTCGGTCCCGGCAAACGCTGCGCTGATTGTAGTGGACAAAACCACTCAGGTGTATCTGCAAGAGGGCACGTCAATTACAGTGACCTCTGGCACAGCAAGCGGCATCACTTATAGCATTAGTTACGAGGTAATTTCCTAGTTTTAGGGTTAAGTTATGTCAATGCGCTACAAAGGGGCGGTTATATCCGCAACCCCGCCAACCACCTCGACCACTACGGCTACGGGGGTTTGGACGTTGCCCCAGCAGATGCAAGCGCAGGGTGCTGGTAACTGGCCTGCGCCAATTGTCAATTACATTGAAGATATGTTTAGTACATATCTTTACACAGGCAACGCTACGGCGCGTTCAATTACCAACGGAATTGATTTGGTTGGTCAGGGTGGGTTAGTTTGGATTAAAACAAGGTCACCGTCTGGCTATAGCCCTTGGTTTTTTGATACAAATCGTGGCGCTGGTTATGCAATTAATTCAGATTTTAACGGAGCGCAAAATTTATATTCTTCAAGTTTAACATCGTTTAACTCAAATGGGTTTTCTTTAGGCACTGATTCTGATGGTACAGGCGTAAATTCAAATACCTTGAACATTGTTTCATGGACATTCCGCAAACAACCAAAGTTCTTTGATGTTGTGACTTATACGGGCACGGGCGCTAACCGTACTATTTCACACAATCTTGGTTCTGTTCCGGGTTGCATAATTGTTAAACGCACAGATACATCAGCAAATTGGGCGGTATACCACACAAGTTTAGCCAACACCGAATATCTTGTTTTAAACAGCACAGCCGCAAAAGCCACAGGCGCGACATGGTGGAACAGTACAACACCCACGTCCTCAGTTTTTAGCATAGGCACTGACGCAAGTGTTAATGCCTCTGGGGGAACCTACGTCGCCTACCTATTCGCCTCCAACGCTGGCGGGTTTGGCACGTCTGGTAACGACAATGTGATTACTTGTGGGTCGTTTACGACTGTATCAAGTGGATATTCGCCAAATGTTGAATTGGGGTACGAGCCTCAATGGATTATGTTGAAACGCACAGATTCAACTGGTGATTGGTTAATTGTTGACACCATGCGTGGATGGGTTAACCCCGCAGGAACATCTGCAAATGATGCTAACTTGCGTCCAAATACATCAGATGCTGAAGCAACAAACGACATTGGTTGGCCTTACGCCACAGGCTTTAACGCTGGTTATCGCGGCGGCGCAGAATCAACTTGGATTTACATCGCTATCCGCCGTGGGCCAATGAAGGTGCCTACAGTTGGGACGAGTGTCTATAACGCAATTGCCAGAACCGGGACGGACGCTGTAGCGCAAGTTACAGGAGTTGGTTTTCCACCTGATTTAGTTGCAACTGGGGTGCGTTCAAGCGGTGGAAGTGTATTTAATGATAGATTGCGAGGTCCTGGTTATGTGGTTTACCCATTTTCTACAAGCGCTGAAAATTATCAGTCAACTGGTGTTACAGCCATTGGACAAAACGGTATTTCTTTAGGCATTGATGTAAATGGTTACGTAAATGCTTTAGGGTTTACATACATAAACTGGTTTTTCCAACGCGCCCCCGGTTTCTTTGATGAGGTTTGCTATACGGGGACGGGTTCTGCAACTACGTTTGCACATAACTTGGGTGTAGTGCCTGAGTTAATGATTGTTAAAAATCGCAATGGTGTAAACCCGTGGCCTGTTTATGCCGCATCTCAAACTGCCATAAATTACGCAACATTAAATAGTACTTCGGCATTTAATACTGCGGGAAGTAGCACATGGAATAATACCACTCCAACATCTTCAGTATTCTCAGTTGGCAATAGCGCCGAGGTTAATGGTTCTGGTTCAACTTACGTGGCTTATTTATTTGCCACTTGCCCCGGTGTATCCAAAGTAGGCTCATATTCAGGCACAGGCGCAACGCAGACCATAAATTGCGGGTTTACGGGGGGTGCTAGATTTGTACTTATCAAGCGTACAGATTCAACGGGAGACTGGTATGTTTGGGATACGGCGCGGGGGATGGTTGCGGGAACTGACCCATCGTTGTTGCTTAACAGTACCGCCGCTGAAGTAAATGCAAACAGCGTATACACCACAGGTGTTGGGTTCCAAATTGTCAGCACTGCCGCAGGTGTCAACGCAAGCGGTGGGACCTACATTTTTTGGGCGGTGGCGTAGTATGATTAAAGACCCATACCGCAAAGCGTATACGCAACAAAAATCAAACGCTAAACAACGTGGGATTAAGTTTGTTTTGACGTTTGATGAATGGAAACAAATTTGGATTGAGTCAAACAAATGGGAACTAAGGGGCCGAGGCGCACAGAAATACTGTATGTGCCGCATTGGTGACTCTGGCTGTTACGAAGTTGGCAATGTGTTTATTGGCCTTGGCAAGCAAAATGTGAGTGATGGAAATTTAGGCAAACTTGATAGCGAAGAAACAAAACGCAAAAAATCTGAAGCGTTGCGTGGCAAACCACATCCTTGGTCTGAGGGTGTAAACAACCCAATGCATAGACCGGAAGTTAAAGCCAAAATGAAAATTGCAATTGGCGGGGCAAATCACTATAAACAACGTGGCGTGAACACACCGCAAGGATATTTTGTAACAGCAAAATTGGCATCGGAAGCGCTGGGCATCCCAAAACCAACGGTGGAATGGCGCGCTAGGTACAATAAATTTGGCTTCTCTTTACCGGCAGTTGCTTAAGGAATTACAATGGAAATCAGAGTTAGAGAAACTGGCGCGGTGATGTACCAAGACGAGTTCCGTCGCCTTCACCAAGGGTTGGGATTGCCTGTAGACCTAACGGAGCAGGTACTCAATGACTGGGGCGCAGACGTTGTTCTGGAAGGCCCACAGGCTACGGGCGGCACGGTTTATCAGTACAGCCAGCGCGATGGTGTAGAAGAAATTGATGGCAAGTGGTACACCAAGTACATTCTTGGGCCGGTGTTTGTAGATTTGCCAGCAACAGAAACTGAACCTGCGAAGACCGCCGCAGAGCAAGAGGCTGAGTACAAAGCCATGAAGGACGCGGAGCAAGCGAAGAATGTTCGCCAGACCCGCAACGAGAAGTTGAAGGAATGTGACTGGCGCGTCATCAAGGCGTTGGAAAGCAACATACCGCAGGACTTCCAGTGGGCTGCTTATCGTCAGGCGTTGCGTGACGTACCTACACAGGCTGGATTCCCTTGGACAGTTGAGTGGCCCAAATGAGTTCATACATCAAACTATCGACGAATGAGTTCCCACGGCACATTGGGGACATTGAGATTGACCCTGCCGGGGCAGCAGACTACGCCCATGTAGAGTGGGTGGAGATGCCGACGTTTGACCCGAAGACTCAGCGTTGTATGGCAGGACCGCCGCAACAGACTGACGGCACTTGGTACTGGACATGGGTAGTGCGTGAAGCTACACCAGAAGAGATTGAACAGGCAAACAAACCGTTCGTAGACCCCTTTAATCGTTTAAACAATGTCTAAACGCTACCCCGGTGGGTTAATCACCAAGACCCCCGTAGTCCCCACAACGACCGCAGCATCTGGCGTGTGGACGCTTGACCAAGCAATAACGTACATCCAAGCGGGTACATGGCCTGCTGCGCCAGTATATTTTATTGGACTTTTTGGGGGTGGCGCTTCTGATAATGGTCAGTCGGTCGCCGTAGATTCTTCTGGAAATATGTATGTATTTGGAGTGTCAACTTCAGGTGGTTATTATTTTCAACTAGCAAAATACAATTCGTCCGGTGTTATTCAATGGCAACGGCGTTTAGGTGGTCTTGGATTAAATCTTGGTACATCGGTTACAGTAGATTCTTCTGCAAATGTCTATGTTTGCGGTTATTCTTTAGCAGGCACTAATGATTTTCAAATAGCCAAATATAACACTTCAGGGGCCATCCAATGGCAAAGAATTTTAGGCAACACTGATACCGACCAAGGCAACTCAATTGCAGTAGACTCTTCCGGTAATGTTTATGTCTGTGGAGTGTCCGTTGTAAGCGGTGTCAACGCTTTTCAAATAGCCAAATACAATACTTCTGGAACCATTCAATGGCAAAGGCGCTTGGGTTCGTCCCCGAGTGAGCAAGTTGGCAGGTCGGTCGCCGTAGATTCGTCTGGAAATATTTATGTTTGCGGCCAGACAAACGCTACTGCTACTGTCAATATTGCGTTACAAATAGCCAAATACAATACGTCTGGAACTATTCAATGGCAACGAAGTTTGGGCGGCAGTATTGGTGTTAATGACTATGGTCAATCAGTTGCAGTAGACTCTTCCGCAAATGTTTATGTTTGCGGTTATTCTCAAGCGGCTGGTAGTTATAATTTTAAAATAGCCAAATATGATACTTCTGGCACTATTCAATGGCAGAGAAGTTTAAGTGGTAGTGGAAATGACTATGGCTATTCCGTTGCAGTAGATTCTTCCGGTAATGTTTATGTTTGTGGTCGGTCAAATGTTGGCGGAACAGATGAGGTTCAAATAGCCAAATACAACACTTCTGGAACCATTCAATGGCAAAGGCGCTTGGGTTCTTCTGCATTTGAAGCAGGTAGTTCAGTCGTAGTAGACTCTTACAGCAATGTTTATGTTTGTGGGACTTCGTCAGCAAGAGGAACTGATGACTTTTTGTTTGCAAAACTTCCATCAGATGGTTCTTTAACGGGAACTTATACTGTTGGTGGTTCCTCATTTACTTATGCCGCTTCAACATTGACTGATGCGGCCACAACTTTAACTGATTCCGCATCCTCGTTAACTTCTTCCGCATCTACCTTGACCGACGCGGCTTCTTCCTTAACCGACTCTGCAACGTCCCTAACTTCTTCCGTCACTACCCTGTAGGAACAATAATGTCTGAGAAGTTAGAAGCCAAGTCTCAACTGATTGAAAAAACCGCATTTGCGGTTCTTCCAATTCTTTTCACCTGCGTGGTGTATCTGATGTCGTCGCTCGACAAGTTGAGCCACGATGTAACTGTTTTAAACGCCAAGATTAGCCTTGTAGTCACTTCCGATAACAAGCAAGCCGCCAACAGTGGCGCTGAGTTAGCAAGAGAGAAGTTGCGGCAAGACCTTGAAAAGCAAATCAATGAGAATCGGGAACTTATCCACATCAACCGCGAACGAATTGTGATTCTTGAAGAGCGGATGAAGAAGTAACTTCCCTGTCTTACACCCACGATAAACTTGCGACGGGCACCCGCCCATCTAACTCCGGAGATTTTCATGAAAGACCAAATCATTGCAATCCTTGAAGGTTCTGAGCCTATTGACGCTCTGAACGTCCTGTTTTCCGCTATCTATGCAGTTGCTTCTGCAAACGGCGTGAGCGAGTTCACGTTGAGCAGCCTCTTCTCTTCCAACATCGAAGCTCAATTTGAGATTGACGCCGAGAAAGAAGAGGAAGAAGAAGAAGACGAGCAGACCGACGACTAACGTCAAGCCCCGCAAGGGGTGTTATTGTGGTTTCACAATACTGTGCTATTAGGTGGGTTCCTCAACAGGGAACCCCACCATGATTGTTAAAGTATCTGACAAAGATTTCTTAGACGCTTGGGAAAAGCACAAGTCTCCAGCGGTACTTTCAAGACTGTTTAAAATGTCCGAGCGCCGAGTACACAGTAGGCGGCGTTCATTAGAAAACCGTTTAAACATTAAGCTCAATACTGAAAGACCAGTTGAGCCGCACATAAAGAAAGCCCGCCATAACGCAGGTATAACAGACGGCATAGTTCTAGTATTTAGTGATGCCCATTTCTGGCCCGGCATCCGTTCAACTGCTTTCAAGGGCCTCTTATGGGCGATAGAGCACCTTAAACCGCACGTTATAATCAACAACGGCGATGCCTTCGATGGGGCTAGTGTCAGCAGATATCCTAGGATTGGCTGGACACATCAGCCTTCAGTTAAGCAAGAGCTAGAAGCGTGTCAGGAGGCTCTAGGAGAGATTGAAAAGGCAGCGCATAAGGCTAGACATCACACGCAGTTAATCTGGCCTCTGGGCAACCATGACAGCCGATTTGAGACCAAGTTAGCCCAGTCTGCATCAGAGTTTGAGGGGGTTCAAGGAACCGCACTTAAAGACCATTTTCCCAAGTGGCATCCGTGTTGGTCCTGTTGGCTAACAGACAACGTGATTGTCAAGCATAGGTACAAGGGTGGCATTCACGCCACGCATCAGAACACCCAGTCAGCCGGGATTTCAATTATAACTGGGCATCTACATTCTTTGAAATGTACGCCATACAGTGATTACCGGGGAACGCGCTTTGGGGTCGATACCGGAACATTAGCAGAAGTTGACGGACCTCAATTCATGGATTACCTTGAAGACTCTCCTGTGAACTGGAGGTCAGGCTTCGCGGTCCTCACCTTCAAAGACTCCAAGATGTTGTGGCCGGAGTTGGTAAGTAAGCATGAAGATGGGATAATAGACTTTCGCGGTCAACTCATTGATGTAAGCGGGTTCTAGTGGAAATCATCGAACTATTCCTTAAAGCGTGGCCGGTGCTATTAGGTATAGTCACGCTTATAGTTGTGCTTTCTAAACTTGACCTTAGAGTTGCGGTCCTTGAGGAAAAGGTGAAGAGTGCCTTTGAACTCATCAACAAGGCAAAAAATGGCTAACTTTGAACAAGCTTTTGAAAAAATGATTGCCGATGAAGGCGGTTATGTTCTTCACAATGTTGCCGGTGATACCGGAGGTATGACCTATGCTGGAATCGCACGAAACAAAAACCCCCAATGGCCCGGTTGGAAACTCATTGACAACGAAGCCATCAACAATCCGTTACTTACTGGAATGGTGCGTAACTTTTATAAAGTTGAGTTTTGGGACCGTGTACGAGGGGATGAGATTGCGAACCAAACTGTTGCAGAAAACATCTTCAACTTCTCAGTAAACACTGGAATGGGTGTTGCAGTTAAGTTGGCGCAGTTGATTGTAGGTGCCACTCCCGATGGCGCGGTTGGTGAAAAAACCCTGCAAAAGTTTAATGCCGCAGAACCCGAAGCTTTTAAAAAAGCTTATGCACTTGCAAAGATTACCCGCTACGCCGACATTTGTAACAAAAACCGGACCCAATCCAAATTCCTTCTTGGTTGGATAAATCGCACTTTGAAAGGGCTTAAGTAATGGACTTGATGGGTATTGGGTCAATCATTGAAGGCGTTGGCAAAGTTGCGGATTCGCTCATCACAACGGATAAAGAACGCATGGAGATGGCGCTGGAGGAGCGCAGGCTTGACCTTGAGGAAAAGAGGATTGACCAAGAAACCGACTTGGCTCAGGTTGAAGTCAATAAAATTGAAGCAGCTTCTTCTAGTGTGTTTGTCAGCGGTTGGCGTCCTGCTGTCGGTTGGGTTGGGGTGCTGGGTCTGGCTTACCAATTTCTTGGCTACCCGCTGATGCAGTGGTGTTGGGCTTTTGGTCAAGGTTATGACATAATTCCAAAAGGTTTAAACCCTCCTCCAGACTTGCAGGTTGAGCAACTTATGACGCTCCTTGCCGGATTGCTCGGTTTTGGCGGTATGCGAAGCTTTGAGAAACATAAGGGCGTGGCAAGCAAGTAATGCTCAAAAAGATACTGTTTAAACCGGGAGTCAACAGAGAAAACACGCGCTATACAAACGAAGGCGGGTGGTATGAGTCTGACAAAATCCGATTTCGGCAGGGCAACCCTGAGAAGATTGGTGGATGGGCGCGCATCTCTGCAAATACCTTCTTAGGAGTTTGCCGTTCTTTATGGAACTGGGTAACTCTTAACGGTCAAAATCTAATTGGTGTAGGTACAAACCTAAAGTTTTACATTCAGAATGGCGGAGTGTATTACGACGTTACCCCTACTAGAACCACCTCCACCCTTACAACCAATTACTTTACTACCAACACCTCCACCAACTCTGGAGGGCAAACGACCGTTACGGTCAACCATACCGCTCATGGCGCAATCAACAATGACTTTGTAACTATTTCATATGCCACATCTGCTCCCACTGTGGGAGGAGTTACGGTTGCTGCGGGGCAGTACAAAATCACTTATATTGGTAGCAACAGTTACACAATTAATGTAACGGGCACCGCATCAAGCAACGCAACTGGTCCGGGTTCTTCAACAACTGCGTACTTCGTTTATCAAGTAAACACTGGTCCTGATTATGCTGTCCCAACAACTGGATGGGGTGCTGGTGCTTGGGGCTTGGGAGCATGGGGTCAGGGCACAACATCTAATGACCCAATAAGGATTTGGAATCAAACAAACTGGGGCCAAAACCTTTTGTATGGACCGCGAGGCGGTCCTTTGTACTACTGGGATGCAACAATCGGGTATAACGTTTCAACCGCGTCTATTACGGTTGCTTCCCCGGCAGTTGTAACTTCAACTATTACTGTAGCTACTGGAACCCCGTTAACATTTTCAACAACAGGGGCGCTGCCAACTGGTCTAATTCCGGGCGTAACCTACTACGCTTTGGCTTCTACAGGCACCACGTTTAACCTTGCCTTGACTGCTGGCGGTACGGCAATCAATACCACTGGTGCAGGGAGCGGAACAACATACATTAACGCAAATGGAATATTACTATCTAGTTTAAACGGGAATGATGGGTATTCCCCGTTGTATCAAAACGCAATGACGGTTTCTGATGCAAGCCGTTTTGTACTTGTGTTTGGTACAAATGATTACGGGTCTACCGTGCTAGACCCAATGTTGGTTCGTTGGTCAGACCAAGAATCGTTAACAATTTGGTACCCATCGGCAACCAATCAAGCCGGAAGCGTTAGGCTTTCGCATGGTTCTGAAATTATTACAGCCCTGCAAAGCCGACAGGAAATTCTGGTTTATACAGATTCAACCCTATATTCAATGCAATATCTCGGGCCACCTGCTATTTGGCAAACACAGTTGCTTGCCGATAACATTTCTATTGCAGGGCCTAATGCTGTTGCGCTTGCATCTGGTGTTGTCTATTGGATGGGCGTAGATAAGTTCTATAAATACGACGGACGCTCTCAAACAATGAGATGTGATTTGCGTCGATACATATTTGAAGACATTAACAAAAGCCAATTTGACCAAGTGGTTGCAAGTACAAACGAAGGATTTAATGAAATTTGGTTTTTCTATTGCTCTTCTAATTCAAATGTTGTAGACAAATACGTTGTTTACAATTACGCAGAAGATGTTTGGTACTATGGATACATGGGAAGAACCGCTTGGATAGACAGCGGTTTGCTTGATTATCCAACAGCAGCAACTTACAGCTATAACTTAGTTCAGCATGAATATGGTTTAAACGATTGCACGGATTCTAACTCTGGAGTTGCAATTCAAGCCTATATTAACTCAGCGCAGTTTGACATTGATGATGGGCAAAATTTTGGTTTTATTTGGCGTCTTGTGCCTGACATTACGTTCAGTGGGTCGACCGCCGCCACACCTAGTGTGACAATGACTTTGTTGCCTCTTCAGAACTCTGGCTCTGGATATAACAATCCAACTTCTGTTGGCGGGCAAAGCTACGCATCTGTGCTTAATAATGGCAATCAGGCAATTACAGTAGGTGGTAAAGCCTATGAGATTGAAAAGTTTACGGGGCAGGTATACACACGTGTACGAGGAAGGCAGATGTCTTTCTCTGTGTATTCCAATCAATTAGATACAACATGGCAGCTTGGAGCGCCCCGTATCGACATTAGACCTGATGGCAGACGATGACCTACGTTGTTACATCAAATTACGAACTAAGTCAGGCTGTTGCGCCGCGACTGTTAAACGCTCCGCTTGAATACGACTATAGATATCAAGACCAGCTTAATAACGTCCTACGACTGTACTTTAATCAACTTGATAAAATCATAGGACAGCTTGTGGCTTCTGCAACATCCGTACCGATTACATTCCCGACCACTGCGCTAGATGCGTTTGGGCGGCAGCGGGTTAGTCAGCCGTATACTTTATTTGATAGTCAAAGTCGCTACGCTGCGGATAGTCAGTTTGATACTTCGACCACCGGCACAGGCTCAACCACATACAACAGCAACCAAGCCAGCGTAAGTATGAGTGTGACTGCTGGCGGCGTAGGTTCAGTGGTGCGCCAGTCCTACAGAAGTTTTTCTTACCAGCCCGGAAAAGGACTGTTGGTGCTTGCCACGTTTCAAATGGACGCTAACGCCAGTGCAAACCTAAGCCAAAAGGTTGGCTACTTCAACGCCCAGAACGGGGTGTTTTTTTCCAAAGTTGGCGGCACCAACGCATTTACCTTGCGCTCTTATACGGGCGGCTCAGTAGACGA